ACCATCACCATTAGACATGGGAGAATTACATATTAGTGAAGTTATGTCAGCTCCTTATGTATTTTCATAAAGAGGAGTGACAAGGGAACAATGAACAGTAATATAAATCTTACGCATGACAGACCTTCTAGGTTTTCAAGCGATTACAACAGACCTACTACTAGATTCTTACAAATGAATCCTAAATCAGAAGTCCTAAGTGTTACTACACCACTTTGTAAATTTCAATTCGCATGGCTTGTAGAACCAGACACTAAATTTGATCCTATGGGAGAGTGGAGAATCACTTGTCTCATTGACCCAGAAGAATCACAGGAAATTGAACAGCAATTAACTGATCTTCTT